ATGGACCGTCAGCGCGCAGCTGGTGGAGGACAAAAATCCGCCTCGGCCAGACTCTCGCTGGCGCAACAGGATGTGGGGGTGAGTATGGCGAACCTTCGCAAAGCGGCCCGAGGTCGCGAATGTACAGTGCGGATCCCTGGTTACTGCAACGGCAACCCTGAAACCACGGTATTGGCCCATATCCGCATTGCTGGATTGTGCGGGACCGGGATTAAGCCGCCTGATCTGATCGCCGCTATCGCCTGTTCATCCTGTCACGATGAAATAGACCGCCGCACGCGCCTGGTAGATGCGGAGTATGCGAAGGAGTGCGCGCTGGAGGGAATGGCCAGAACGCAGGTTATCTGGATGAAAGAGGGGCTGATAAGAGCATGAACCAATATCGAATTTCATTACCCTGGCCACCAAGCAACAACCGCTACTACCGGCATAACCGGGGGCGCACACACATCAGCGCGGAAGGGCAGGCATACCGCGACAGTGTCGCCAGAATCATCAAAGACTTGATGCTTGATATCGGCCTTTCCACGCCACTGAGAATCCGTATTGAGTGCCACATGCCGGATCGCCGGCGCCGTGACCTGGACAACCTGCAAAAAGCTGCATTCGACGCCCTGACGAAATCGTGTTTCTGGCTCGATGACCAGCAGGTTGACTACTACAGCGTGAAGAGAATGCCTGTCGTCAAAGGTGGGCGGCTTGAGCTAACCATTACCGAAATGGAGGCCGCATGAGCCGTGACGTTATCGAACGCATCCGCGACCGCTGGCAAAAGCTCCGCCTCCTGCGTAGCCGCGGCACCGTGCTGGTTGACTACAAAATATTACGCAATTTCGTCCGTATCTATAAGCGCCTGGGAGAAGAAGCATGACAGCTCAATACTTGGAATTTGTTCGCCAGCAGCTGATAGTGGCCACCGCCGATCTGAGCGGCGCGACGAAAGGGCAACTGGTGGCTTTCGCAGAAAATGCGCAATTCACCGCTACGGCGCGCAGCCGGGGAAGGAAGAAGGTTTATAGCGAAGTAAAGCAAAAAATGGTTAACCCGGATGGGCCGCCGATGAGCGGCAGCCAGTCCCGCGCTAAGGGTTCATCAATCGCTCTCGTTCTGCCCGTTGAATATTCGACGGCAAGTTGGCGACGGGCTCTGCTGTCGCTGGAAGACCACCAGAAAGCGTGGCTGCTGTGGAACTACAGCGATAATATCCGCTGGGAACACCAGGAGACGATCACCCGGTGGGCATGGGGGCAATTCAACGAAAAGCTGGCCGGCGTGCGCATTGCAAAGAAAACAGTCGATCGCCTGCGCCAACTTATCTGGCTGGCCGCGCAGGATGTCAAAGCCGAGCTGGCAGGGCGGGAGGCGTATGAATATCAGGCGCTGGCGGAGCTGGTTGGTGTAGCAAAGTCCACATGGACAGAAACCTACCTCCCTCATTGGCTGGCGCTGCGCAGCAGTTTTGTGAAGCTTGATAGCGACGCTCTCATATCGGTAACGCGATCACGTTCACAACAAAAGGCGACAAATTTAGATGTAAGTCTTGCAAAACCGAACTGAAAGGCATATATTTCATGTAAATCTGATATCGTCGCCATAGCTTCGATTGTCGACACAAAGAATTCAAGCCCGAGGTTAACGCCTTGGGCTTTTTGCTTTCCGGCGACACGACAGGGGTATTCGCGAGATGCATTGCATCAGTACCCCTGTCACATCGTCGTAGAGCATTGAAACGAGTTTCATCAGATGTTAAATTTTTGGTGTGGTGAATCCCCCTATGCGGAGGGGCATTGCCAGTCTGATATGTTTTTTTGCGCATTGCGAGTCGTCTGTGGACTGGCGGCGACTTACCGGGAGGCACCCGGCACCACACCTAATAAAAAATGATGATAGCTGTAAGGCCCACTTCGGTGGGCTTTTTCTTTGGGCAAAAAAAAGCCCGCATGGTTTCATGCAGGCAAGGCAGTTACATTTAGATTTTGTCCCGGTATATGTTTTTTGTCCGGAAGTCGAAAGATACTGTCTCGAATACATTTTGTAAATAACGGATTCAAATCACAAGGCCATGCATTTGCATGGCTTTTTTATTATCAGGTCCCGCGGAAATCATCACCGACATGCTTCGTTGTTAAATCCAGCCTGACGGGCCTGACCTTCTCACACACAGCTTCCCGATCTTTCATCGGAGGCGGTAACTATGGCTAAGCGTATGCAAGACAAAGAGAGCATTGCCGGGATGTCCTGGCTGGTTCTGCTGATCATTGCTTGCTGGGGTGGACTTGTCCGCTACCTGATAGATGTGAAGCAGAGCAAGGCAACATGGAGCTTGATCAATGCTCTTGCCCAAATGGTGGTTTCAGGGTTTACCGGCGTTATTGCTGGCCTGGTGAGCATTGAAAGCGGACTGAGCATTTACATGATTCTGGCAACCGCGGGGATAAGCGGCGCGATGGGCTCCGTAGCGCTCACGTATTTCTGGGAACGAATCACCGGAGTGAAAGCACAATGACAGCAGACCAGATTATCGAGGGGATCCTCGGCAAGGAGGATGGTTATGTCGATCATCCGTCGGATAAAGGCGGGCCGACCCGCTGGGGCATCACGCAGACCACCGCCCGTGCACATGGCTACACCGGTGATATGCGGAACCTGCCCAGGGAAACAGCAAAGCAAATCCTGCTGAGCGATTACTGGACCGGCCCCCGGTTTGACCAGGTGGCAGCTCTATCTACGTTACTGGCAGATGAGCTTTGCGACACTGGCGTGAACATGGGGCCATCTGTAGCCAGTAAGTTTTTCCAGCGCTGGCTGACCGCAATGAATATGCGCGGAAAGCTGTATCCCGATCTGATTCCGGATGGCGCCATTGGTCCCCGAACCATCACCGCGCTTAAGGGATACCTTTCCGCCCGCGGGAAAGAGGGTGAACAGGTTCTGGTGCGTGCGCTGAACTGCAGCCAGGGTGCCAGATACCTCGAACTGGCGGAGGGCCGCGAAGCCAACGAGGATTTTCTCTACGGCTGGGTTAAGGAGCGTGTCCTGTGAAGATGATCATTTTCGCTTTGCTTGTGCTGGTGGCTGTGCTCGTTCTGTTACTTCTGCGCAAATATACCCGGCTGGAGTTCGTAGGGCATGCCAGCTTGCTGCTGAAAACGTGGTCTGTAAAGCTGGGAGCTATCGGCGCGCTGGTTGGTGTATGGGCGCAGTCGTTCCCGGATGCTGCGCTGCACGCCTGGGCGGTGCTGCCGCCGGATATCAAAAACATCCTGCCGCCAAACATCGTTGCGTTGATTAGCCCTGCGCTGGTGGTGCTGGCCGTACTATCGCAATACGTACGCCAGCCAGCATTGAAAGAAAAGGCCGACGAACTGAAGGAGCAGCAATGAGCTTTGAAATTATCGCGGGACTGGTGGTCGTCATCCTGGGTGCTATTGCTGGCGCGTTCGGCATTGGTCATGCTCGCGGGGCCAGTAAGGCGAAAGCCAAAGCTGATCAGCAACGTACCGAAGAGAACGCCGCTGCTACTGTCGCCGCGGCAGAACGCCGTGCTGAAGTCACGAAAGGGGCCAGCGATGTACAGGAAGACGTTAAGCGTATGGGCGATGACGATGTTGATCGGGAGTTGCGCGAAAAGTTTACCCGCCCCGGTAGTCGTTGACACGGCCTGCAGCTGGGTGCGGATCATCTACCTGACTGACCACGATATCGATGTGTTGGATAAGCAGACCAAGCGTGACATCCTGGCGCACAACAAAGCAGTGCAGGCCAATTGCTCGCAGCTCACAGAGAAGGGTTCCAGGTAATTCAGCTACAAACGCAGAACACTTTAGGTATTGAAATTTACATGGCCACATGAACAAAAAATCAGAATACGAGACAACAGAGCGCTGAAAAATGAAAAGTTGGTATCTAAGTCAGGTGCATTAAGGCACTATGGATTTTCAATTCCTTCTATCTAAGAAGCTGCCCATGACAAGAAATTCACTCCCTCAACTTCCGCATGGTTATCGATACGGTGACGAGCACTCTATTCACCCTCATTGTGATGGGGATTATTTAGCTCCGCAGGGATATGTTATCAAGTCCGTTAACCTTGTAGATGGGGTGGTTATTTATGTGCCCATCCAACGCTACATCAAGCATCTAGATCTTTGGGTTAATGCCGAAGGAACTGTCGAATAAATTGTTAGTTACCGGCCTCGTTCGGGAGAGCTGAGAATTGCCATCAAAAGACCAGCAGAGATGCCTGGTGCTCTGGTTGAATGTTCCGGCAAGTTGAAAATGATTGGTTCAATGAGCTCTTTCGATATTTAAATGCTTTCGATAACTTAAATGAAGCTATCACCACGTTATCACTGCCAGCCAACACCAAAACGGCAGTGGTCAGTTAAAAAGCAGAAAAGCCTCTCCCGGGTGGCTCCTGAGAGATTTTAGTTTTCTAACTGGTACCAGCCAAAGGTCGCATTTTTTATGCGACCTTTTTTATTGTGCGTAACAGGCATCCGTAAGGAAACCGTTCAGCTTGTACACACGGCAAAGATAAATGCAAAAGCATCACAGAGGCTATTTTGTCGAATGGCTTCGATAATACTCCCCACATCGCACAGAGGTAAGACATGTCAGAGATCACTGCATCCGAGCAAATCCGCCTGGATATAATCAAGAAAGTTAATTATGACACCGCAGCGGCCAAGCTGGCCATTGACTGGGTAGGCGACAGCTATCTGAAGTCTGAGCTATTCGCTGACTCTTTCGATCGTGTTTTCACGGAAAGTGAGATTGTCTCGAAGACCCGTAAGGCAATCCAGGAAGCGACCGAAGCGCTGGCGCTGTTTGATACTGCCGCTGAGAAAGTCAGCTAAGGCATTACAGCAGGCATTCATCGAGTGCCTGTGATAATGTTAAAGCTCCTGTATAAGGGGCAGTTGTATGATATCATGCAACGAAGCAACCAAGCTATGGAAAGTCCGGGTAATGGTTTGGAGTGAATGTGACGTTTAGCAGCGGTGGTATAAATGGCTACTTTTTCCTGTTGCTTAGTATGTGGCCAGTGCTAATGGTTTTATTCCTGGGATTGTCTCCTGCATTTTACGGTGTGTTAATGCCTAAAACGGCAATTGCTTGTCTGGTGATCGCTGCAGCCTTTGGCATTGGTGGGTGGTTCTATGGATTGTGATCTAAGTAACATTTGGTCAGGTTATAAACTGGTATCTGACCGCATTACAGCAGGTATTCATTGAGTGCCTGTGATAATGCCCGTCAGACAATGGACTGATATCATTGTCTGTTTCTCCCGGTGTATTTTGAAATACTCAATACTCTCATAACGTCTCTGCCTGCCAACATCAGAACGCCAGAGGTTAGTTAGCCGGATAGATGCACCTCTATCTGTTGGCTCCTGAGAGATTCTTTATACGCTGGTTGGTAGTGACCAAAGGCCGCATAATTTTGCGGCCTTTTTCATTTCTGTAAAATGAAAGTCCTCAGGCGGTTAACGATGCTCTGGACCATGGAAGTGATCTCCACCATGTCCGCCGCTATGAGGCCCAGGGGGAAGGATACATCCTGAAAGAGACAGCGCACCACAGATCACAAAAACAGCAAGCATAATTCTTTTCATAATAACTCCTGAACTAAAGAGCCTTAATTCCAAAACATAAAAGTGAATATTTTATGGAGAATCAGTAATTCCTTTTTCTCCCTCACGTTAAATAGGAATAATCCATGGCAAAACCGGACTGGGGCGAGCTTCAGCGACGGTTCCTGTCCGATCATGCCGCAACCGGCGTATCACCGAAGGATTGGTGTGAAGCGCAGGGACTGAATTACGCTACTGCCCGCCGATACATCAAGAAACCCACTGCGCAAACTGCGCAAAAACCTGCGCAGAAGAAACTGCGCACTGCGCAAAAGGAAAAGTGCGCAGAAGAGCTGGTGGATGATGATGGCCTCACCGATCAGCAACGTTTATTTGTCGCAGAATACCTGAAGGACCACAACGCCACGCAGGCCGCTATCCGTGCCGGGTACAGCAAGAAGACTGCTGAACAAATTGGCTATCAGCTGCTTCAGAAAACTTCAGTTGCGCAGGCCATTGCGCAGCAGCAGAAAGCATCCATTGTGCGCACGCTTGGCAGCGCGGATGAAGTGCTTGAGCAGATGTGGCGCCTGGCAACGTTCGACGCCAACCAGCTTTCTCAGTATCGCCGCGGGAGCTGCCGTTACTGCTGGGGCTTCGGTCACCAGTATCAATGGCGCGATGCGGTTGAGTACGAAGAGAAGCGACTCGAAGCGCTTGAGCGAAAACGTCGCGAGCCCGTCGATGTTGATGGCTACGGTTACGACCACACCAGCGCACCTAACCCTGAATGCCCTCGCTGTAATGGAGATGGCGTCGGCCATCCTTTCTTCGCTGATACGCGCAAGCTGGCGCCTGATGCTGCGCTTGCCTATTCCGGTGTGAAGCTTGGGAAGAATGGCGTGGAGATTACCGCTATTAGCCGCGAGCGCATGTACGAGGCGGTGATGAAACGGCTCGGCCTGGCTGATAGCGAGTTCGCCCAGCGTCTGCAGCATATAGAAATTGAGCGCCGGCAGCTGGAGGTCGAAAAATTACGCAAAGAGCTGGCTGCTGACCCGGAGGATGACGAACCAACGCCAGTTGCAATCAATATCAACGTAGTCGATGCACGAGTGAGGGAAGAGGATGGCGATAGCACCGACGCTTAACATCCCTCAGGCCCGATTCCTCGCAATGCAGTACAAGTTTAAGGCCTACGTCGCCGGCTTCGGTTCTGGCAAGACGTGGGTCGGCTGCGGTGGTATCTGCAAAGGGATGTGGGAACACCCCAAAATCAACCAGGGTTACTTTGCGCCAACGTATCCGCAGATCCGTGACATCTTTTATCCCACTGTTGAGGAGGTGGCCCACGACTGGGGGCTGAATGTCAAAATCAACGAGGGAAACAAAGAGGTTCACTTCTATGCCGGGCGCCAGTACCGAGGAACGACGATCTGCCGCTCGATGGAGAAACCGCAAACCATCGTTGGTTTTAAAATCGGTAACGCGCTGATTGATGAGCTGGACGTAATGCCCGCGAAAAAGGCGCAGTTAGCCTGGCGAAAAATCATTGCCCGTATGCGTTACAACGTGGCCGGTCTTCGTAACGGGATCGACGTCACCACGACGCCGGAAGGGTTTAAATTCGTTTATCAGCAGTTCGCAAAGGCTGTACGCGATAAGCCTTCGCTCTCAACGCTGTACGGCCTGGTGCAGGCCTCGACGTTCGACAACGAAAAGAATCTGCCACCGGACTATATCCCGTCGCTGATGGAGTCATACCCGCCGGAACTGATCAAGGCTTATCTGCGTGGCCAGTTCACCAACCTTACCAGCGGGACGATTTACCATCAGTTTGACCGTAAGCTGAATAACTGCCGGGAGGAAGAACAACCCGGTGAGCCGCTGTATATCGGTATGGATTTCAACGTCGGGAAGATGGCCGGGGTTGTTCATGTGTTACGTCTGGGGCTTCCGTTTGCGGTGAATGAAATTGTGAAGGCTTACGACACCCCTGACATGATCCGCATCATCAAAGAACGGTTCTGGCTGTACGACGGCAACGATTATCGCAAGGTGCGGGAAATCTATATTTACCCGGACGCTTCCGGCGATTCCCGCAAATCCAGCAATGCCAGCGCCACGGATATCGCTCAGCTTAAGCAGGCTGGCTTCAATGTGGTTGTTAATGCATCAAACCCGCCAGTGAAAGACCGCATCAACGCGATGAATGCCATGTTCTGCAATGGTAACGGTGAACGTCGCTACAAAGTGAATGTAAAGCGGTGCCCGGTGTACACAGAGTCGCTTGAGCAACAGGTTTGGGGTGAAAACGGTGAGCCGGATAAAACGGCGGATAACGATCATCCCAACGATGCTGGTGGGTATTTCATTGTGAAGCAATTCCCGATTATCAAACCGACTGGAAAAGTCACCCAACTGCGGATGTAAAACCATGCCTGATATTTCAACGCCCAACCTCGACTATAACGACATGGTTGAGGCATGGGATATTAATGATGCGCTGATGGGCGGTACGCTGGAAATGCGCCGGCAGGGTAAGAAGTATCTCCCGAAATGGCCGAACGAAGATCCTGAAAGCTATAAGGAGCGTTTAGCTTCGGCAACGTTACTACCTGCCTATGAAGAGGCTATTAAACAAAACATCGGGCGAGTGTTTGCTGAGCCGACGGTATTGAGTGAGGATTCTCCTGAACAAATACGGGAGCTGTCGCCGGATATTGATATGGAAGGAAACCGGCTCGATGTCTGGGCGCAGCAATTTTTCAGCATCGGATTCCAGTATGGCCTGGTACATGCGCTGGTGGATTTCCCGAAAATTGACCGGGAGGCAGTAAAAACTAAAGCCGACGAAAAAGCCGCGGGATCCCGCCCGTATGCCACGATGTTAAATCCTCGCCAGGTCATCGGCTGGAAATCGAAAGTGGTTAAAGGGAAAGTGATGCTGACCGATCTGCGTATCAGAGAGGTCATCATTATTGATGGCGACGATTACGGGCAAACGAAAGTTGAGCAAATACGCCATATCATGCCGGGCAAGGTTGAAATTTATCGCCGAAATAAAGGTGATAACGGCGAAAGCCAGTGGCAGATTCACGACGAGTGGGAAACCAGTCGCGATGATATTCCCCTGGTGACGCTTTACACGAAACGCACAGGCTTTATGCGCGGTTCACCGCCACTGCTTAATCTCGCCTTACTGAATATCAAGCACTGGCAGAGTCAGAGTGAACAGGACAACATTCTTCATGTCGCTCGCGTGCCGTTGCTGGTGGCTTACGGTCTGGCTGATGGCGAAACGTTGACGATAGGTTCTTCCTCTGCGACTCGTTTCGATGACCGCCAGCGGCAGGGACTGGAATATGTCGAGCATACCGGGGCTGCGATTGAAGCCGGTAAGATTTCCCTTGAGGATCTAGAAAACCAGATGCGTCAGGCCGGCGCAAAACTGCTGCGCGCGGAAAACACATCGACTAAATCCTTAGACCAGACTCACGAAGAGCGGATGCAGGAGAATTCACCTCTCTACACCATGGCAAGCTCGCTTGAGGATGCGCTCGATAATATCCTGCAGATTATGGCGGAATGGCTGGGCGAGAAAGAGGGTGGCAATGTCGATGTACGCACCGAACTGGATGTTTCAGCCCAGACGTTTGATGCCGCAGCTGCAACAGCTGTTCAGTCGCTACGTCAGGGGGGGGATATACGTCAGGTCGATGCTGTTCGCGTTTTGCAGGCCCTCAAATTTATCGATCCGGATGCGAAGCCCGAAGAGGTAATCGACGAGCTGCGAAATCAGCAGGTCACGCTGGCCGGCGGACTGAGTAACCCGGGTGGTGCAAATGGCAACGGCGAATGACAAGCTTCAGGATGAATCGATAGCGCATGCGATATGGATAGCGCGGTACAGCACCAGCGTTGCAAACAGGATGATAAAAATCCTGAATGACAGCGATGCGGAACTGACAGCCAGATTGCTGGTAGCGATGGATAGCCTGGATGCTGACAGCTTTACCGTGTCGCGACTGGAAGCGCTGCTCGTTAGTGTCAGAGCTCTCAATCGCGAGGCTGTGCAGTCAATGTACGCGGGACTATCTGATGAGCTGCTGCAACTCGCTCAGCACGAAACAGGCTTTCAGCTGAGCCTGTTCCAGTTTGCGATCCCCGATGATGTGCTATCGCTTCACCCGCTGGTGGGCATTTCACCGGATGCCGTTTACGCAACTGCGATGGCACAGCCATTTCAGGGGCGCCTGCTTTCGGAGTGGGCAGATAACCTTGAAGCTGACAGGATGGCAAGAATTTCCAATACAGTGCGGCAGGGTTTTCTCCTGGGCGATACGCATGAGCAAATCGCCAGAAAGGTGCGTGGTCATGCTAACCGTGGTTATCAGGATGGCGCACTGCAGATGAGCCGAACTAATGCCGGCAGTATTGCAAAAACGGCTGTGGGGCATCTTGCTTCTACGGCCAGGAAAAGCTTTGCAGATGCGAACGATGACATTTTGAAGGGTAAGCAGTGGTTATCCACTTTGGATAACCGTACATCAAAAGACTGTCGGATTCGCGACCGCCTCAAGTACACACTGGATAACAAGCCGATCGGCCATAAGGTGCCGTATCTGCAGGGACCCGGGAAAATCCATTTCTGCTGTCGCAGCGTCGAAACCTACATCCTGAAATCGTCTGATGAGCTGGGTATTGCTGTTGGTCAAATATCAGATAGCTCACGTGCCAGCATGGACGGGCAGGTGCCTTCGGATACCGATTATCAGGGCTGGTTCTCGCGCCAGTCGTTCACGCGACAGTCCCAGATCGTTGGCGTAACCCGGGCCCGGCTGATTCGTGATGGCGGTATGTCGCCCGATGACTTCTACAACGACAAGGGCGAATGGCTGACTCTGGAGCAACTTCGTAACCTGGATGCTCAGGCGTTCAGCAACGCCAGACTTTAAAGCTTTTTAAGTCTTCAATCAGGCTGCCTCCGGGCGGCCTTTTTTATTGCCGTGATCCGGATGGTGAGCGGTGCAACGGTCGGATGACCACCGAAAAGGTAACCACATGAAACTGAAAACAGTCGAAGTTAACGGCAAAAGCTATGCAGAAGTCGATTCCAGCGGTTTACCCGTCTACGTCCACGATGACGGCCAGGAAGTTGGTTTTGATGCTGTGCAGGCCGTTGGGAAAATCTCTTCTCTGAATGGCGAGGCGAAATCTCATCGTGAAGCCAAAGAAGCAGTTGAAGCCAGTCTGGCTAAGTTTGCCAAAATCGGTGATCCGGCAAAGGCGCTCGAAGCGCTGGAGATGATGACTAAAATCGACCAGAAAAAACTGATCGACGCAGGCGCTGTTGATCAGGTTAAAGCAGATATCACCAAATCCTTCCAGGCCCAGCTTGATGAAGCTACTCAGCGTGCGACGACCCTTGAAGGCCAGCTTTATCAGGAAATGATCGGCGGTCGGTTCTCTGGCTCGAAATTCATCGCAGATAAAGTAGCAATTCCGGCAGATATGCTTCAGGCGCGGTTCGGTCAGTCCTTCAAAGTCGAGGACGGCAAAGTCGTTGCCTATGATGGCTCTGGCAACAAAATTTATTCCCGCTCGAAGCCGGGCGAACTGGCGGCCTTTGATGAGGCGCTGGAGTTCCTGGTGGAGCAGTACCCACAGAAAGACCACATTCTGAAGGCCAGCGGCAACCAGGGAGGCGGCTCACGGCAGTCTCAGCATTCACTCGGGCAGAAAACGATGAAACGCGATGCGTTTACCAGTTTGAGCCCGACAGATCAGCAATCAACTCTCAAAGACGGTATCACCATCGTCGATTAATTCTTTGCCAGCCGCCGGATGGCTGCTGGTGCCGGAGCTGGATAGCTCAACCAACCCTATATTTTAATCTCCAAGGAATCCATACACATGGCTAATACGCTTACCGGGTTGATCCCGACTATCTTCACGGCTCTGGATACCGTATCTCGCGAACAGGTCGGTTTTATCCCGGCTGTATCGCGTAATGCTAAAGCTGATGCGGCGGCGAAGGACCAGACTGTTACTGCGCCGGTTGCGCCACCGGCAACCACTGTTGATATTACCCCGGGGGCTACTGCGCCAAATGACGGCGACCAGACGATCGGCACCGTTGATGTCAAAATCACCAAATCCAAAATGGCCCCGGTCAAATGGAACGGTGAGGAACAACTGGCGCTGGGGCCCGCAGGGACATACAACACCATTCTTGCTGATCAGTTTAAGCAGGCTTTTCGCGCGCTGGCTAATGAGATGGATGCAGATCTCGCGGCTCTGTATTTCGCATCCTCTCGTGCTGTTGGTACGGCCGGCACCGCTCCTTTCGGTATTGCAGGTGATTTGTCGGATGCGGCAAATGCGCGCCAGGTTCTCTCTGACAACGGTTCGCCGACAACTGATCTGCAGATGGTTCTCGGTTCTTCGGCTATCGCAAACCTCCGTGGTAAACAGTCTGTTCTGTTCAAAGTAAACGAGTCTGGTACTGATGCGCTTCTGCGCGAAGGTATCGTGGGGCGACTGGAAGGATTCAACATCCACGAATCCGCGCATGTTAAGAAACGCGCTGCATCTCCGGCTGCCGGATACCTGGTGAATGGAGCAAAAGCTGAAGGCGATATTCTGATTGCCATTGATACCGGCACAGGTGCTTTTGCAGCGGGCGACATCGTGACGTTTGACGGGGACAGCAATAAATACCTTGTTGCTGCTGCGACGGCCACAGCAATCACCCTGGCTGCTCCTGGCTTACGTCAGGCACTGGCCGACAACACCGCTATTACCGCTGGTGGCGCCTACACCGCAAACATGGCGTTTGATCGCAATGCATTCCTGCTTGCATCCCGAACCCCGGCAATGCCGCAGGGCGGCGATACTGCGGATGATGTGATGAACGTTACTGACCCCGTATCTGGCATCACTTACCAGGTAGCACTGTACCGCCAGTATCGCCAGGTGCGTTACGAAGTCGGTTTGTCCTGGGGCGTAGCGGCAGTTAAGTCGGCGCACTCAGCGTTGTTGCTGGGCTGATAAACAGGGGCTTCGGCCCCTTTTTTTAGTGGAGGGCTAATGGCCGGATTAACAAAAGAGCAGCGCGCCCAACGAGCTGCTGAGCAAACTGCGTCTACGCAGGCGGATAACAACGAACCCGTATCGACCACATCGCAGCTGGTGGCGATGGTTACCGATTTTCCGGCATTCCCGGGTGCGCCCAATACCGCCAACGTTCACCCTGATGAAGTGGAGAACTGGAAGGCGCACGGCTGGAAAGAAATGGAGTGATGCATGATCACTTTCATCACCGTTGAAGACGTCAATTCGATTCTCGGTGCCACCTGGACAGATGAAAGCAAAAAAGCCAAATCTGTGCTGATGGCTAATACCTGGATGAATGGACTTAACCTGAAAATGCCGTGCGATAAGGCAACTCACGAAATCATCATTCCTGACGATGTGAAGCAGGCTGGCGCCTATGCAGCGCTATCGGCCTCGAATGGTGGCCTTTATCAGCAGAAAACCGATTCTGGTGTGTTGCTGAGTAAGACGGTAGATGCCGATGATGTCAGCGTTTCAAAGACCTTCGCGGAACTCGCTACCAACAGCTCGGCATTGCTTGATTCTGATCTGCAGCTGGCGCTTGCAATGCTTAAGCCCTATGGCGTTAGTCAGTCACAGGTGCGGCTGGTGAGGGGGTGATATGGGCATTCGTGACGAGTTGCAGACCGAGGTCGCCGCAGCATTCGATACCGATCTGCAGGATGCGGTTAAGGATTTCACTGGGTCATACACCGTTCGAGGTGCCTGGGACCCGGTGACGGAAACCGGCACTGAAACGCAGGTGACTTACTCGGGGCGTGGAGTGCTGGCGCGCTATAAACTGCGCCGTATCGATGGCGCTAACATTCTGCATGGTGATGTGAAGCTAACCGCCCTGGTTAACGAGGTGACTGATAAGCCGGCCGTCGGGCATATCATCACCGCACCGGATCCGATTACGGGTGAGCTTCAGCGTTACGACATCATAACCGCTTCTGCCGACTCTGCTGGCGCTGCGTACTCCATTCAACTGCGGAGGGCGTGATATGGCTAAGGGCTGGAACATTGACCCGGCGGCATTCGCCGGGCTGGTGGCCGAAGATGTCAAACTACGCCAGCGGAAAATCGCCATTCAACTGCTGAATGAAATTGTTCAACGGTCGCCAGTAGGAAACCCGGAGCTGTGGGCCATCAACGCGACCGCGGTTCAATACAACAAAGCTGTTGGGGAATGGAACGAATCTCTTTATGCCGACCCTGCTAACCTGACCAAAACCGGAAGGCTCAGGAAGAAAGTCCGTGTTAATGACAGCATGGATATCAGGCGGCCGGCTGAGTATCGCGCAGGAACCTTCAGGGCATCGCATTTTGTCAGCATCGGCGAACCCGATCACTCCGTCCCGACCGAGCCGGATCCGCGTGGGACAATGACATTTCTTAATGGCAAAAATATCATTGACCAGGCGCCAGCCTACTCGGTGATTTACATTCAGTCGAACTTGCCTTACTCCGTGCCTCTGGAGAATGGTCACTCAACGCAGGCGCCAACAGGCGTCTATGCCGTCTCGTTTAATGGTGTGATTCAGGCCTACAAATGACCCTTACAGAAATCAGAAACGCTGTCATTTCCCGAATGGCGGCACAGACCGCTATTGCCTCTGATGCGGTGGATTATCCCAATGGTCCGGTATTTGACCCCAGCAACCGCGATATCTGGGCCCGCCTCACCAACATTGCAGGACAGGCTGGCGCAACCGAGATCGGGGATGGGCCAGTCGTCCACAGGACGGGCTTACTCATCATTCAGCTATTTGTTCCGGTTGGCTCCGGGACGTTGCTTATCTCCCGGACGGCTGATCAGCTAACGGAGCTATTCGAGTTCAAGGACGACGGAAAACTTAGTTATTTCGCTGTTTCTGCTGTGCCGGCGGGTGAGACCGATGGCTGGTTACAGCTCAATCTTCAAATTCCTTATCGCGCTCTGTAGCGCACAAAAAACAGGAGGCTCCTGTGAGCTCAGGTGCAAAAGTAGTAGCCGCGTTTATTCGCGAGACAACGCCAGGAATCACGCCAACAGCAGGGGCGTGGAACCTGCTGCGCCGTTCTTCATTTGGTCTGAAACCAACTCAGAACACCAACGACAATGACGAAATCGCTGGTGACCGTATGGCGCAGGGTGTTTCACGCGGCACAGTGGATGTCGGCGGCGATGTCGGCACACGGTTTCGCTGGAATCAGCATGACGATTTTCTTGCCAGCTGTTTCGGCGCCGAATGGGTAAATAACGTGCTGACGATGGGTAATGGTCGTATTACGTTCTCCGTGGCGACCTTTGCCAGTGATGTGGGGATCGCCCAGATTGCACGCGGTTGCCAGGTTGGTACCTTCCAGATGGAAATCCCGGCCGATGGTGATATCACTGCAACCATTACGTTTGCAGGGCTGGACTGGGAGACGAAGGGGGACGATACCAGCTTTTTCACCACGCCAGTGGATTTAGCGGGGGCGCTGCGTTACTCCTTCAAAGAGGTCACAAACATCCGGCTAAATGGTGTTGATGGCGGGACAGGCTTCTGCGTCGACACCTTTAACATTCAGTTCAACAACAATATGCAGACTCAGCGCTGCATCGGTACCGGTTCGGCGTTCGCCGGCGCAAACATTCCGACAACCTTTACCCCGTCAGGTCAAATCACGCTGTCATGGTCAAAGGCTGCCTGGGAGGTTTACAAAAAAACGTTCACCGGCGAAACGGTGCCGTTTAGCTTCACGCTGGAGAATGATGAAGGCGCCTATACCTTCGATTTCCCGGAAGTGCAGATCTCCGGCGACTGGCCGGATGCGGGGAGCACTGACATTGTTCAGGTTCAACTGGATATCACCGCGGCCAATACTCCGCCAACTATTACCCGCGTTCCTGCCACTAATGGCGGTGGTGATTAAAATTGGCCCTCTTTGGAGGGTTTTTTTATGGAGTTTTTTATGCTGATTGTTACCCCGAAAATTGATTTAAATGGCGAGCGCTGGTTTTATCCCTACAAAAAGCCAGAAGGCAGCAAAAAGGAATTCTCGCCGGAAGAAGAATCGCTGTTCAAACTTCGCCTGCTGGTGGCCAGCAGCGAGAATCCGCAATATCGCTCTCGTAACGCGCTGGTGCGCCGCCACATCGATAAGATGGACGCAGGTTATAAGGTGGGGACAACGGATTTTAATCTCGCCAGCGTGGACGATATAGACTCTGTTGATGACCTGCTGATCGATAACGCCGCTCGGTTCCTGCTGAAAGGCTGGGAGGGAGTAGGTAAGTTAGTCGACGGCATAGAGGTTGCTCTCGACTACACCCCCGAACTTGGGGCTGCCATGCTGAAACAGCACCCGGCGCTATACTGGCTGATACTGGCTGAGGCGGCAAACATTGCTCAGGGTAAGGAGCAGCAGACTCAGGAAACCGTAAAAAAGCCATAGAGGCCCAAAAGTGGCTAAAGGATTTCGCTGGCGAGCAGGGCGAGAAAGCAAAGTGGCGCAGGGAGAAGCTAAATCTCCCACCCATTCCAGAGCCTGAAATCGATGCGGTCACTGGGGAGATCCTCAACGCTTACGCCATGATATCGCGCGGCAGGAAGTATGCCGGCATGGCCGGAGTGCCGCTCCCTCTATCCCTGAACGATATTGAGCTTTACCTGGCATCACGCACCATCCTGATCGACCGCATTGAGTTTGATGCAGCGATACTGGCTCTTGATGATGTCTGGAGGGCAGGGTGGGCAGAGGCGCATAAGAGGGCTAGTAATAAAAAATGAGCCTCGGCATTTTCCAGTGACGGTAAGTAAACTGCAGCGTTATAAAGTGAAAGATACTAACATGGACTTCCGAGCTACTGACTTCTTCATGGCGTACCACAATGATTATGGCTTCACGTGCGAAGTTCATTCAGCCGTGACTGCAGCACAATTTGTAGGCAGTTTCAGGTTGACTAATCTGAACCAAAGTACATAGAATTCTAGACCCACGTGATAAAGGCGAAAGTTGGAATGGCTGCAGGCATACCAAAGGAAAAATCTGTTGAGTACATTGAGATGTTCGCAGAAATGCTCAGCACTGGGGCAACTCTCGACGATATCTCATATCGTCGATTTCTGCGTGAAATTGAACAGATTACATCTCCTTTTTCTGCAACCGCCTTGGGGTTGTTATATGCAGTAGCAGGCAAATTCGAAAAATCAAATGCTGCTTTCGTAGAAGCAAGTAAAGAGTACGATGATGTTTCTATACCTTACAATCATTTAGTAACTCTACGCTTAACTTGGCAGGACCACTTACTGAAAGATAGCTCATATGAATATGCGGATCGATATGAGTCAAAAAGACTGACATCTCTCGCGTTTTCTTATGCTTACCGATTCGGAGATCGAGATGGTCTTGTCCGCTATATGGACCGTCATATCAGGCTGCTATCCAATGAGGAGGGCAGGGAATTGGCTGAAAAACATAAAGAAGAATTGCTTTTAGAGTTAGATGACGCTTACTGCTCTTCAGGTTGTACGCAACAACAATTTGAAACACTAGCCTTGATTATAGGACGCATAGCAAAAGAATTTAATGCTGAGTTAGGGTTGGTTGAGGTGAGTAGAAGAGGCAATTGTTGCTATGTTGCCGATATTAAAAACAAAGACCCTAGAACGATTGCAGAAATGAATTATGCCTTGGCAGAAGCTGTTTGTGATGAGCCACTGCTTGATGATTGTAACCTTATTGGCCGATTCTCTCCTCAACGAGAGCTACACGTGGGAATGACCTATGTCTATCAACAGTGAGGATTTCATTAGTTCGGCAAAATTCTGCCTCAGCCATGAAAATGAAGTGGGTTACAGAAGTTGCATATCTCGTGCATACTATGGGATGTTTCACGAGGCTATGGCTTCTCTTACAAATGTCCCTGCTTTTAGTAGCAATCACCATGGCAATCTCATTGGCTATATGACGAATGCTGCAGAATGCAAATCTGAACCTTATGACAAGCGCAAGTTGAAGGCTATGGGTTATAACTTAAAACAAATGCGAGACTCAAGAAATGAAGCGGACTATCACATTACTGAAATCACAATAACTAAGGAAATTGCTGATGCCGCGATTTTCTCAGCCGAATTGTTTTTTAGTAAATGGACAGCACTAAAAGAAGTTAAAGCATCATAATTGACGTGACTGCGTTTTACCCGCCTCCGGCGGGTTTTTGCTTTTCTATTGCTTGTCATTTTCCAAATAATACGGATAATCCTGCAGTCGTCGCGGTTTGCACCACTGTTTTAAGAGCCTCAGTTGATAGTTCGCCGAGTGTGGATTTAGCCTTTTCCTTTTGCTCGTCGTTCATGTTGGACATTGCAATAAGGTCTTCGAGGACTACGATGGCTTCTCGATGGAATTTGATGGTTTGAACGTTCAATATTGCACTAAGCCCACCATCATCCCGAATAAAGTCAATTCCTTTATTCGTTATTTTAGTGTTATCGAGCATAACAATATAAGATCCGGACATGACTTGCTCTAAATGACAGTCTATCAACTCATGGTCACGAAGGTAGATAAGGTTTGCTACTAGGTTATCCTCGCTACCAAATGCTGATTTATAGTGACCTTCTCGCTCATGGTTAATACCATACGGTGATGTTTCATATAGTTCTTTCAGCAGTTCACGCTGTACATTTCTGTCGAACTTATCCATGGTAATTCCTTTGTTGGGGTTTACTCTCTAAGTTACACTGATACAGACGGGGCGAACATCCTGATAAACGATCAGGTGATTTTACCACATACGAGTATCGCTGTTACTCTGAGTGCAAGTATTCATTATGGAGATATGGATGTGAAGATTATCGGATATATAGCTATCGCGATTGGCATTATCTTCGCTGTGTCAGCATTGTTTATGGATGTGACAGTGGCTGCTGGTGATGGCTACAGAGTTAACAATCTTGGTTTAATGTCTTCACGACAAAATTACATGATATTTGGCGGGTTCGTAGCGATTGCAGGAGTCATCATTGCTTTGGTCGGTGAGAAGTTCAAACCATCCGCAAACTCAGTCAAATGTCCATACTGCGCAGAATTAATAAGCGCTGAAGCGGTGAAGTGCAAGCATTGCGGGAGCGACGTTACCCCTTCGAAGACAATAGTTAGCGCTGACGATACTGAGGCCAGTGATAGGTTGGCTGACGTCAATGTAAAGTTGATCGCAAGGTTTGTGCTGGCGGTCTTTGCGGCGATTATCGGCGCAATAATTTTTCACCGTCAATGAATTAAAAGCGTAACAGTTTCAAAAGCTCTAACCTCGCTTCGGCGGGGTTTTTTATTGCCCGGAGAAAGGTAAATGACTGAACAAACATCCCGCCTTGCGATCGTTCTTGATAGCTCCGGGGCAGAGAAGCAGGCTGATAGTCTAACAGTTGCGCTTGATAAAATGACTCAGTCCGGGGATAAGGCTGTGGCCACCATCACCAAAGTTTCCCGCGCTACCGATGAGGAAAAAGAAGCCCTCAATAAATTGCGTGCAGCCATTGATCCGGTTGGTGCTGCAATTGATACCGTGGGACGTCGCTATAGTGAGCTGAAAAAATACTTCGATAAAGGGCTGATTGACGAGGAAGAGTTTCGTTCGCTGTCTAAGATGCTGAATGACACCACTGAGGAACTAAGTGGTGTTGCACAAGCTCAACGAGAAGCAGAGAAGGCCAGCAAACTGGCTGCTGTGCAGCAGGAGGCGCAGGCTGATGCATTCCAGAGAATGCTCGATAAAATCGACCCTCTGGCAGCTGCTCTTCGCAATCTTGAACAACAACAAAGTGAACTGAATACTGCCTTTAAATCGGGCGCAATTAATACTTCCCAATATGATGCATACAGCAAAAAACTGCAGGAGACTCGTCGGGAAGTAACCGGCGAAGCACAAGCCGAGCGCGAGGCTGTAAAAGCACATGATGAGCAGGTAACCGCGCTGCGTCGTCTTGAAGCCCAAATAGATCCCGTAGGTGAAGCATTCCGTCGCCTTAACGAGCAGCAGCGCCAGCTGGATACAGCTAAAACATCCGGGATGCTGTCGCCCCTGGCTTACGATCGCCTCAACAGTAAACTTGCAGAATCCCGCGATGCTCTGGAGAAAACCCAGGCGCAATTGGGTAAAACAAGCCAATCTGCAGCTCAGACTGCCAACGCTATGCGCATGATCCCTGCTCAGATGACCGATATCGTTGTCGGTCTTTCTACCGGGCAGTCACCGTTTATGGTTCTTATGCAGCAGGGCGGTCAGCTCAAAGATATGTTTGGCGGCATTGGGCCAGCGATTAAGGGCGTTGGCACATATGTCATGGGTCTGGTTAATCCCTATAGCGTAGCAGCTGCTTCAGTTGGGTTGCTAACTTATGCCGTCTATCAGAACCGACAGGAAATTGATGCTGCGACAAAAATAGCCACAACGTCTCTTGGCGCTAACGGAGATGCTGCAGAACGGCTGGCGCTTAATATGGTTGCCATATCTGACAAGACTGGTCAGGCGATTGATGAAGTCAGTAGTATGTTTATAACGACTAATGACGGTGCGAGCGAAGCAATAAATAAGCTTATCGACGTTGGTTTTAGTTATGACGAGGCAAGGACAAAGGTAGCCCAATACAAGGACTCTGCTAATTTCACCGCCTTGAATGCTGATATTGATAAGCATCGACGGGAGATCCTGAAAATAGGTGATTCGTGGACAGCTGCAGCTATTGAGGTCAAAAATTATTACACAGCAGCGGATAAGGGTAGGCAAAACGTAGCGCTTGGTGGCGCAATTGACCCTACGATGAGGTTTATCGGCCAGGCATTAGATCTGCAAACCACGATGAACACACTTACCATTGAAGGTAATAAGGCGGTAAAAAATTCCGTTGACTGGATTAATAAGGAGTATCTGGCGGCAGACAGGGTTGCCGGTGCAGAAGCTCGGTTAAAGGAGGCAAGAGCACAGTCCAGAAAAATTGCTTTCTCAGGAAATAAAGAAGCAATCGAACAGGCCAATGCGCTAATTGCTGTAAGAGAAAAGGAACTAGAGCAGGCCAAAAAAGCTGGGCAGCCTAAGACCCACAAAGAAAAAGCCTATACAGAGGACGCAGCAACCCGGCTGCTTGATCAGATAAACCAGCAGACTGCTGCCATGCAGTCCCAGCTGGATGCCAGTGACAAGCTTAATAGCGCGACACAGGCTCGGATCAAGTTCGAGCAGCAGATTGCTGACCTCAAATCTAAAACGCAGCTCACCGCTGACCAGAAGTCGATCCTTTCCCGTTCAGATGAAATCCTCCAGGCGTATAAGCAGCAGGAGGCACTGCAAAATTCCGTAAAAACCTTGGACGATTATCGGAAGATGCAGGAACAGGTAAAGACGAAGGATGAGCGGACCAACGATCTGCTTAAAACCCGTCTTGAACTGCTGGAGAAGGCCAAAGCAACCGGGCAACTAAAACCCGGTGAATATGAAAAAACGCGGGCAGATATTTATCAAAACACCGATATGCAACTGCCCTCGACGGTTCGTAATGTTGTAGGAAACCTGACACCCACAGGAGGGCGACTCTCAGGAACTTTTGAGGGGATGCAGGGGCAAATCAACGAATATGGACAGGCTCAGCAAGAGCTCCAGCGCTGGCTGGCAGCTCAGGAGGAAGCTTATGCGAAGGCCGGTGAAATAACTGCCGAGGGTGAGGCCAGAATGACCTCTATTCGTCAGCGTGCAGCCGATGCAAATCAGGTCATAGAGGCTCAGAAAAACACCATCATATCTGCGGCCACGCAGTCCTTGTTTGATAGCACCGCTGAAATCATGCGAACGGGGTTTGGTGAGCAATCGGCAATCTACAAGGTCGCTTTTGCTGCGAGCAAGGCATTCGCTATCGCGGACTCAATGGTGAAAATCCAGCAGGCTATAGCAAGCGGTGCAGTTAGCGCGCCTTATCCGGCCAACATCATCGCTATGGCCTCAATCGCTGCGCAGACAGCCAGTATCGTCTCAAATATCCAGGCTGTTTCAGGTGTTGGCTTCGCCTCCGGCGGTTACACAGGCCCCGGTGGTAAGTATCAGCCAGCGGGTATTGTTCACAAAGGAGAGTACGTCTTCGACCAGGCATCAACGAACCGGATCGGCGTGTCTCAGCTTGAGGCACTTCGAAATGGCCAACCGCTTGATGCAACTCTGGGGCGTACAGGGTTTGGTACTGGTGTTCAGAACGTTAACAGCGATAACCGTAGGCAAACAACTGTACACGCGCCGATTAATCAGGAGTTTCATCTCCAGGGTATTACTCCGGAGCAGTTGAGCGCTACACTCAATCAGAATAATCGACAGCTTTCCAGGCAGTTAAAAGGTGAACTCACAAAGGAGGTTACCATGCCACAAGGAGCTTTTGGCAACGCTCTAAAAGGAAACTATACACGACACGGTCCTAGGTAAGCTAAACTGCATTAGCTGAGACTTGATTAGGTAGGTAAGTCTAACAGTCTGAGTAGGTGCAAGAAAACACAAGGATCTTATTAATGGAAGCGTTGTTAACATTTACATTTAAAGACTTCATAGCTTTTATGACTCCTCTTTTTATTGGCGGGCTTATCTTCAATAGGAGACGTAAACGTAAGGAGGTCCGAGTGAAGTTTTCATTTCTTTGGCTTGTTTTGATAGTCGGTGGAATTCTTGAAATATACGATGATATCTACACAACTTATTCCTATAGGCATAATCACTTATATAATAATGATACGCTTACAACCGTGTTTAACTATGATTTTGCAAAAATTGTTTTTTGTGGGGTTTTGATCTTTGTTTCTATTGCGCTTCTTCTTCAGGAGTTGCTTTTAAACAAGCAGTCACATTGACGTATATTTCCTGTCGGCACGTCGCCCTTTTTTATTTTGATATGGGGCTGTGCCGAAACAATGTAAGCTCACATTAAAGTCAATAAAATTAATATATTGATAATGCTGTTTTTTCTGATTTCTTTTGGCTCTTAAGATGAGCTGATAAATATATCGCCTTGTGTGTTTGTGTCGATTCAATAAGATTTTTATCTTCGTTAATCTGAACCAAAAAAATCAGAGATTTCTTCGATTCCATCGTGCTTTATTCTGAAATGAATATCCTCCTGAGGTTAATGGTGAAATTTTATTCGAGATACTTTACCGGGAGACTGCATGACTGATATCAACTACCCACATGACAGCCTCCCTATGCCATTACAGGAAGGATACGGATTCCAGCCTGTAAGCCCGTTAAAACGTACCCAGTTAATCACCGGCCGCGCGCGGCAAAGGCGAGCTTATACGTCCACGCCGACGCAGGCCAGCATCACCTGGTTTATGGAAACCGATGCGCAGGGACTGGCGTTTGAGTCCTGGTTCCGTGATGCGTTATCTGACGGGGCTGCATGGTTCATGATGAAGCTGCAGACGCCGGCAGGCATTAAGTTTTACAAATGCCGCTTCACAGATATATATCAGGGACCGGTGCTGGTGGCCCCGATTTACTGGAAGTACACGGTGACGCTTGAGTTATGGGAACGCCCCCTTGCTCCTGCCCCATGGGGTAATTACCCGGAATGGATCGTCGGCAGCTCACTGCTGGATATTGCGCTGAATAAGGAGTGGCCCAAGGCTTGATTAAAACCGTTTCACCTTCATAATCACTTGTGTCGATTTGTGGGAAAGTCCTTCATGCCGCTCCGTAGCCGGAGCGTGAAATAAAGCGCGGAATAGCGATCCTGCCGGTGAGGGTACACCCACATTCGACACCAATTTTTAAGGTCACCTTCGGGTGGCCTTTTTTATTGGGTAAAAATCATGACAAGACTCAACCGCCTCTACGCCAGCAGCGGACCGGAGGTGATCTTTGAAACGCTGCAGATCACCATTGGCTCTGATGTTCACTACCTTTGCCAGGGTTACGACAACATCACGGCAACGACGGAGAACGGCGATACCGTAACGTTTACCGCCTGTACGATAGACATTGCGCTGCCGGCGCGCAATGCGGACGGCACGCAGGACCTCAAATTTGCCTTGTGCAATATCGATGGTGTTGTGTCCACGGCGATCCGCTATGCGCTGGCTAACCGTCTGTCTGCATTGCTGACGTACCGGCGTTATATTTCCACGGATTTAGCGGCCCCTGCGGAAGTGCCGTATACGCTGAAAATCAAGTCTGGTTACTGGACGGCGACAGAGGCGCAGATTACCGCGGGTTATATGAATATCCTTGATACAGCCTGGCCACGTTACCGCTACACGCTACCTGTATTCCCCGGACTGCGTTATATCAGCTAAGGAATCCCAATGTTCAACCCTGATAAATACCGTTCTGTTAAATGGCAGAAGGGCGGTAGAGCCTACCCGCTACTTGACTGTTTCGGCATTGTGAACGAGATACGCCGCGATCTGAATTTACCCGTCTGGCCCGATTTTGCCGGGGTCACCAAAGACGACGGCGGCCTCGACCGGGAAGCGCGCCGGATGATGCTTACCCTTGAACGCTGCGAACCCTGCGAAGGGGCCGGGGTGGCCTGTTATTCGGGGTCGACCGTCACCCACGTAGGGATCGTGGTCAGTATCGGTGGTCTGTTGCATGTGGCGGAATGCAACCCGGGTACGAACGTCACCTTTCTGCCGTTGCCGCGGTTTAAGCGGCGATTTGTCAAAGTGGAGTTCTGGCAATGACCATTCGTTTTTACCCGTCCCGGCTTCCCGGTGAACCACTCGAAACGCATGAGCATGGTGTAACCAGCATTCGCAGCTGGCTGGTGGCAAATGTTGAAGGCTACGAGGATCGGGATGTCCCACCGCTGACCGTTGAGGTTGAGGGGCTGTTAATTCCGCCAGGCGAGTGGGCTAAGTGTGTGATTCGCCCTGATAGTGATGTCAGGCTTTATCCGGTTCCCTTCGGGCTGGAGGCCGCCACAATCGCGTGGATCGGCGTCGGTATCTCCGTTGCCGCTGCAGCCTATTCGCTTTTTATGATGAGCAACATCGATACGGGCGGCTATACCTCATCCACAGGGCGGAGTCTCGACCTGAACCCGGCAAAGGCGAATACCGCAAAACTCGGTGATGCCATTCGTGAGGTATTTGGCCGGGTGCGTATCTACCCTGATTATGTGGTGCAGCCGGTTACCCGGTTTGATGCCGCCGATCCTACGAAAATGCGCGTCCAGATGCTGCTGTGTCTCGGTGTCGGTGATCTGATTTATACCAATGGCGATATCAGGGTTGGCAGTACGCCAGCTTCAACGCTACCGGGATTCAGCAGCACCCATTACCCGCCAGGCGCGGACGTTTCCGGTGATGAGCGCAGCGAAAACTGGGTCAACTCCACCGAAGTGGGCGGGACGTCATCCGGCACCGGGCTGGATATGGCCCAGACGTCGCCGGACGCAGACGACATTATCGCAGACAGCATGACCGTCTCCGGATCGAGCGTGACGTTTACGGGGCTGGATACGGATGATGATGACGATAATGACGAGAACGATAACGCACTGCCGCCCAGCTGGGTCGCTGGCTCCGTGGTCGAACTGAAAGCCCCGGCGAACTACCAGATCACCACGGCGGCCGGATACAGCGTTATCGCCAGCCCGCTGCTGACGGAGATCGCGCCGGTGGTTGGAATGCCGGTGACGCTGGGGTTTAACTCAGTCGATTACGATCTGTTTATCGCGTCATATACCCCCGGTCAGGCTGCAGTGCCCGGCACAGGGGGGAGTGCGGCAAAAATCCAGGCCAGTGCGGCCCCGACCACCTACGATTTTTCGACCAGCTCCAGCACGTTCACGATCACCTGGCAGGGGGTTACCTACCCGGTGTCGCTGGTGGCTAACTACGTCTCGATGTCGGGACTGCTGGCGGCCATCACCGAGGGGCTCACTGGCTCCGGCCTGGTTGCGCAGGACAACGGCGGCACCGTACTGATAACCGAGTCGGCCAGTCCGTTCGCGGGTGGGGAGATCACGTCCTCTTCGCTGCCTGCAGCTGTTTTCGGTGATGCCCCGGTTTACACCTCCGGCACGGCATCAACCGGCGGCAGCCCGGCGGTAACGGCGAATGTGACGCTTGCCTATAACAGTGCCACGGGAACGGCCTTTTCCGGCATGCCGGAGGGGGTGCAACGGCTTTCACTTGCCCACCGTGGCAACGAATATCAGATCATCTCGGCCGACGGCACAACGGCGACGGTGGCGCGCCTGGTTAATGGTGCCGTTGATGAGTCATGGCCGGGATTCACCGCCAGGACGATGATCGACTATGAGGCTACTGGCCTTAACGACACGCTGAGCTGGCTTGGGCCGTTCCTGGTTTGCCCTGAAAATGAAGTGGTGGATGCATTCGAGGTGAATTTCTCTTTCCCGAACGGTATTTGCGGCTTTGACAGTAAGGGCAAAAAACGTATCCGCCACGTTGAGTGGGAGATACAGTATCGCGTCTACGGTTCCGGATCGGGGTGGGTGAGTCACCAGGGCGAGTATGCGCTGAAAAACGTCAACGGGTTAGGTTTCACTGAGCAGATCACCCTCAGCTCACCAGGGCTGGTAGAGGTTCGCTGCCGTCGGCGCAATGAGCAGGGCTCAAACAACGCCAGGGATTCGATGTACTGGCAGGCACTGCGCGGGCGACTGCTGACGCGCCCTTCATCCTATACCGGCGTGTCGCTGATGGCGGTGACCGTTGAGACGGGCGGGAAGCTGGCGGCGCAGTCGGACCGCCGCGTAAACGTTGTGGTCACGCGGGCCTACGACTCAGGAACGGCCAGAACCATTTCGGGAGCGCTGCTGCATGTCGGGAACTCGCTGGGGCTGGAGATGGACGTCGACACCATCAACGTGCTGGAGTCTGCATACTGGACACCACGGGGCGAAAATTTCGATTTCGCCACGGGCGACAGTATCTCAGCGCTGGAAATGCTGCAGAAGATAGCCAATGCCGGGAAGTCACGTTTTCTGCTGAGTGATGGCCTGGCGACGGTCAACCGTGAGGGGATTAAGCCCTGGACTGGCGTGATCACTCCGCATGAGATGGTGGAGGAGCTGCAGAGCGGATTTACCGTACCGTCCGACGATGATTTTGATGGCGTCGACGTGACATACATCAACGGGACTACCTGGGCGGAGGAGACCGTTAAATGCCGGACGCCTGATAATCCCACGCCGGTGAAAATCGAGAACTACAAACTCGATGGGGTACTGAATCAGGATCACGCCTACCAGATCGGCATGCGTCGCCTGATGAAATACCTGCAGCAGCGGGTGACGTTCCAGACCACTACCGAGCTGGACGCGCTGTGCTACAACACGGGAGATCGCATTGTGCTCACGGATGATATTCCGGGTAACAACACGATTTCCTGTCTGGTGGAGGCGATGACAACGGCTGGTGGCGTGACAACGTTCACCGTTACGGAGCCGCTGGACTGGTCTTTCGAAAACCCCCGAGCGCTGATCCGCTATCAGGATGGCTCTGCATCCGGGCTGATGGTGGCGAGCAGGGCGGGTGATTTTCAGCTGTCAGTCCCGTACCTGAGCGAGTTTGATGACCCGATGAAGGTTGACCTGTCGTCGGCAACCATCGAGCCGATCCGCCTGGTGTTCTGCGGCTCAACGCGCCACGTCTACGACGCCATTGTAGAGGAGATCGCTCCGCAGTCAGACGGAACCTGTCAGGTCACCGCTAAAGAATACCTCGAATCGTTCTACCAGTACGACGACGCCACATACCCCGGCGACGTCGCTTAATACCAAAAAATCCCTTTCAACTTTTCTTTCGCTCAAACCCTCGTTTGGGCGAAGCCTCTTTTTGGAGCAAAAAACATGGCCTTTAACCCGGAGCTGGGGAGCACGTCTCCCGCTGTGTTGCTCGATAACGCCGAGCGCCTGGATAAGCTGGTCAACGGGCCCGCCGCAGATGTTCCCGACCGTGGTGGTGATCCTCTTTATTCATGGCGCCAGATGATGGCGAAAAACGATGAGGTCAGGCAGAACCTTATCCCGCTCAGCAAACAGTACCAGACGCTGGCAGCGGCGCAGGCGGATATCGCGAATATCCCCGAGGGGAGTACCACGTATTACCGCAGCCCGGACGACAGCGCGCTCGCAATCGAGGTGATGAATGTTGGCGGGACGCTGCAGCCTACCGGGCGAAAAATGCCTTCTCAGCAGGCTGTAGACCAGATCAGGCAACAGATTAAATACGACGCTGTGCAGATCCTTAAAAGCGCCTATGACGAAGATGGCAATGTTTATCTTCTTCTCGATGAGTTTGGTGAGCTTTTTATTGCGAACCTCGGTCCGGTTTCAGTTCAGGAAAAGTTCAGAAAGCTGGATGCGCTAATTCATAAAGACCGCGCTGCTAACCTGCATGAGTTTCCGGACAAAAATGCAAACGTACCCGCTTTTATTGATGAACTGGGTGATTTGTATATCGCTGGCCTGGGCCCCTTTTCTGTTGCACAAAAAATCAGAGCCATCGAATCTTCAATTGTTAATAACGATGAACATGACATAACGCATCAGTACGATTTCAACGGGCGTCTGATTTCCTTTCAGGATGCTTTTGGGGAGGTGTTTATCCCCGGTCTTGATAAATCAGTTCAGGAGTCGATAAAGGGGATCAGGGAGAACTACCAGCGCGACCGTGCGCCGCATATTCGCCGCCTGACGGATGCGCAGAACCGGGCGCTTGAATTTACTGATGAGGATGGAAGTTATTATCTGAAGGGGTTTGGTGGAAAATCGCTGGAGGAGCATTTTAACTCGCTGAAAAAGCGCGTTAACACACTGTATAAGGCGAAAGCGATTTTTGATGCCTGGCTGGACTTTGGTATTGACTGGAACGGTAACGAATCCGTCTCCCTGCAGCTGCAGACCGCAGTCAACCAGGTAAGCAAGTTGCCATATGGTGGCGAAATCGTTTGTCGCCCTGGCGTGTATCGCCTGCATACCTATATCACTGCAAAACCTAACGTGACGATCCGCTGCGTTCCAGGCGCGGTATTCATGCCGATGCTGGCGAATGCCGCGTTTTATTACCGTTCGCCGCAGGAAATCTACCTCGAAAACTTTAACCTGATTGATGTCGAGATTGACGGGTCAGAACAGCACTCACCGTCTTATGACGTGGGGGCAAAGGGAACATACCTGCAGTATTTCCGTCAGTGTATGTTCCTGCGCTGTAACGTTCACGATACCGGGGCCACCGGTATCGGTAATGATTATCCTGACAGGTCTTTTGTTCTGGACTGCCAGACGGATAACTGCGGACGCCTGGCACCTGACGGCAGCGGCGGTGCTTCCGGTATCGGGATCGGCCTGGGTGCCATGCAGGACGAAGCCCTGATAGTGGCACGCACCATTAACCGAAACAGCAAAAACTTCGGCATTTTCTTTGAGCAGCAGCGCCTGTCAGGGCCCGGTCAGCCTTACGTTTCCCGGCAGATTATCGTATCCGATGCCGTGTGTACCGGAAACGGGCATGGCTTCGGCGACTGTGGCGCATCCGGACTGGTGGTGGTCAACGGCCAGTTCAATGACAACCTCAAAACCGGTATCAGCATTGACGCTGGGACGCTGGCTAACAACGGTATCGCTCCCCGCCCGGGTAAGAACGGGCTGATGCTGAACTGTCAGGCGGAGCGTAACGGGGTGACCGGGCTCCATTATGACTCGACCAAAATTCAGGCCGATGGCGGCTATTCATTCTCCGACATGCACATCAACGATAACGCCCAGGATGCGATTTTAATCGAGGCTGGCGCTAACACCCTGGCGGATGTTCGCTTCGACAATATGGATATCAAAAATAACGGTCGTTATCCGGTGAATGCTGCCAGCGGCACCTTTACCGACCTCGACTTCACGAATCTTCGCATGCTGCGAAATGGCGGTGATACCGCGTTTAAGCTGGACGGCAATATCACGCGGGGCTCGATTCATGGCTGTAAGCTGCGTTCGCAGAATGACGCTGCAGCGATTACCGGCTCAGGGACTATCAGCCATTTCGACATCGCCGAAAACCAGTACACCGATACCAACAGCAACCCCATCAATCTCACCGGCACACTGACTAACGTCACCTACGGCCGCAACCCAGGACTGGAGTAATTATGTCTTTAAAAACCGTATCCAATATGATTTATCAGGGTGATATCGCTGACCTGCCGCCGCTGACGGCTCCGATGCCGCGAGGGGGCGTTTACTATGCCGACCTGGTGAACAGCCTCTTTGTCAGCAAGCCGGATTCGAATTTCTCGAAGAACCGTAATTACGCCACGGCCATCTCTTTCACCCGTACCACGCTGGCATCCTTCATCAGTGCTGCCGGGAATCTCGAATATGCTGCCATCAATACACCACGTATCGATCGCCATCCGGCGACCAGAAAGATTCTTGGTATGCGGGTGGAGAACTCGGCGACGAACTATGCACTGAGTGCGCTCGATCAGACCGCCGCGAACTATGTGCCGTCGGGCCTGACGGTATCCGCGCCAGCGGCCGGGTGGTGTACCCTGACCGAAAGCACCATGAATGAAGCGCATGTGCTCATGGATAACCAGAGCACGATTGATCCGACCCTGTATAACGTGGTGTCCCTGTTTGCTAAAGCCGGGTCAGCACAGTACCTGCAGATTCAGGTTTTAGGCGCCGGGGCTCAGGCGTTCGCTAACTTTGACGTACGCAATCAGAAGGTAACCAAAATGGGCCGTCTTGCCGTCAGGGCCAACATCTTTCAGGGATTCAATGAAAGCGCCCGGTGTGTGTTGTGTGTGAAAGGAAGCGGGAATACTGTCGGCTCGGTTAAATACAGCCTGATTAACGATCCGCTGGCAGAGCCGGATGTCGCCTACGTCGGAACCGGGCGGACCATGCAGGTCAGTCTGATGCAGATCGAGAAGAATACCTATCACGCCAGCTCCGCGTTCTTTCCTGATGGCGCGGTAGGTGGTACTGCCAGCGCGAACCGCCAGGCAGACGCCGCCCGTCTGCTGGATATTCCTGCGGGCGTGAAATCAAACTTCTCGGTGTTTGTGAAGGGAATAATGACCCCGGCGGCACTCGGCAATGCTGGCGGCAATATCCTGTTCTCTCTGCTGAATAACACGGCGCTGAAATACGTTGGTTTCGGTCTGGGCGCGGCTGACAGCTCCAATGCGTTCCAGTCCCTGGCTGCGCATAACATTAACACCGGTAGCACGCTGGCGGGCATTCCGTTTACAGGGAAAATGTTTTCACAGTATGGCGAATATGCACTGATGATCACCCTGAACAACGGCGTTCTCAAGGTCTATTCCGGTATGACTGATAACCCGGAAACTCTGCTGACCGGATGTCCGGCATTTGATTACGTCATGCTGGGCAGAAACAGCTCGGTTTCTGGCTCTACGGTGTCAAACTCAGGTTTCTGGGGAGGATGGTTGCAGAAAGCCGTACTGTTCGATTCGGCGCTGAGTGACGCAGATATGATCGCGCAGTTTGACCTGCTCGCATAACAGTTGTTTATCGCAAGAAGAGTTAATTTATCCCCCGGCATTATTCCGGGGGGTGAGTTTAATTACACCAGAATCGACAGCAGCACATCAAAATTCGTGAATTGCTGAGCCGGGGAATAATCTTCCGGCACAAAATAGCGATACACCTTAGCCTCAAATGGTGCTGAGACGTATAGCACATCACCGCCGTATCCAGGTGCAGACCCGAGGCGCAGAAGTGTGGCAGCACTGTTGCCAAGTACCGAGTAGACCCATCCAGAACCTGCATTTTCCGCCAGGACAATGACAGAGACAGTATTCCCGGAAGACGTGTATTCCACCGAAAAATACCCCCTCCTCTTGCCTCCCTGAACGGTTGCCGCAAGTGCTGCGGAAGTGTTTCCCCTCTCCGGCGGGACATTCGCGATCTGCTGTTCGCTCCATGCAGACCCCGCCCATGTCGCAACGTAGACCCCGAACTTACTGAACCAGGTCCCGGAAGGATCATCCACGGTTCTGAAACGGTAAGTGATATGCGACAACCACTCGCCATCAAACGCAAATTTCGCAGACTGAATCCCCATTTTCAGCCCGTCACTTATCGCCGGGTTTTCACCCGGCTGCAATGGCTTATACGCCAGCTGTCCCTGCGTTACCGGCATTGACAGGGGCGTGTTATTTATTGTTCTCATCAGTCCACCGATACCAATGACGCCATATTCCCCGACATGGCGGACGGCAGACGGCGGGGAGGCCGACTACTGAAACAGAAGATGGACGCTATCCTCATTAATGGCTATATCATCCGGGTAAATAGCGCGGTTAGCTGTTTCAGCCACATGAGCATAGCGGGTCCATCGCAGAGCGCCGACGTTAAAGCGGTAAAGGATACCCCGCGTATATTTTCCCCGGTGGTGCTCCGGCTGGCGACCCGCATCAGGCAATACACATTACCATCGGGACCTTTGCCGGTGATCGGGTACGTCCAGACCCAGTCCACATCCGGGAAGTGCAGGGTGCCTCCACTATTTGCGACACGTCGCCAGGGCGTGCGCTGCGAAAGTACCGCAGTAGATTAACGTGCATCGACGTAAACACGTGGATATATCCCGCACCGTCCACAACCACAGATGACTGATTATGGCCCACGTAATTGTTACATTCCGCCACCGTCCGGTCGACGTTCTTACACATTCCCCGCGTGAGGGTACCATCGGCATCACGCCGAACAATTTCGACCTGATGATAACCAGCGGTGCCGTACTCCTTACACAGCCCTTAGTATTCCACTCCCTGAAAGCTGTCAAGGGGGGATCACCACCCCGCCTGATTGCTCTCAGATGTCTGGTCTGAAATAACCGAAATCGACAAATCAGCCATTCACCGTTACTCCCAGATAACGTGCCTGTTTAATAAGACGTTCTGCCACCCGCTCCATTTCACTGTCACTGAGTTTGCGGTCATAGAAAGCCAAACCATAGCCTGCCCATGCTGCTGCCAGGCCTGCCTGATTGGTCCCACCCGTCGAGGTTGCAGTCGTCCCGCTGTTCACCGCCGTGGTGGTGGATTTCTGAATGCCTGAAGCCGTCACAATACCAAACGCATGCCTGGTGCTGTCACCACACAGGAATACGGCGAAGGCGCCCGTTGCTGGCGCCGTGATATCGGAAACGCTGGTACCGGCGCTGGAGCTTTTTGCTGGCATTCGTGCTGATACGAATATTGCGGTGACGCAGTATCCCTGCATCCGTGCCCACGTAGACCAGCACGATGTAGGTGTAAGCATCCGGAATAAAGTGGACCATAAACCCGCTATGCAAACAATGCTTTCAGCGTCATGCGCCGTTTGTTCAATCTGACCAAGGTGTGGGGCTACTGTCCCGACGGCACCAACCCGTGCCACCATGTTCCAATGTACCCCAACGGTAAGGCCACTCAACTCATCAGCAACGAGAACATGGGCAGGTTGTTCCGGCAACTCGACAAGATTGAGGCGGAAGATCTGGAGAACTACGAGATTATGTTGGCTATCGACTGCACCGAGACATGAAGGTAGCCCTTACGTGCTACCGTCCCTACGGCGCAAGGACAAGCACCTTACCAAGGGGGAGTATTACGGCGGCTGGTGCCGTGCGCTCAAATCAGTAGGCGCGGCACATGTAGGGGCGCACGGCATCAACTATCGCTATACGACCGACATTGCCAATACAGTCATACCGATCAGGTCAGCATGGCGTTAACGGCGCACAAGACAGTAGTGGCGGGCAATCCAGTTCAAAGGGACACTGCCAGTATTGGCTGAGTTGGGTCAGCATATGAATGTGCTTTTTTTTTACTCATAGCTTATGATGTCTTCTTACTGCCAAGAAGCGTCGTTCAGTTAGCCACACATATGTGCCAAGGTTGGGTAAGTTTGGGCGTACTACGCTTACGAGGTGAGGAGGTCAACCGCGGTCGGAACTCATCGCTTCGACATGCGATAATGGGAGATAGTGAAGCTAATGTCAGTTACTATCGAGTACGTAGCAGAATTCATTTTTGCCTACATCCGCAAGTATCGGGAAGCCTATACAAAGGCGACAACTTCTCCTCCTAGAGGACCGGGCTATCCGGCGATTGTGAAATCACCGTTTCTAAATGCCTCGTCGCTAGATGTCTATGTCGCAGTCGATGGAGTTGTTTTGGTCCAACTCGGTGACAAGCCATATGATTGGAACATCGCGGGTGGTCCGGCATTTAAGATCGACTATGAGCCGACGCGTACACCGCCCTACGTCTCAAAGATACTTGCCGCTCATGATCTCCTAGGCAAGCCAATCGGTATTTATAGAATCGTTCCCGAATCGGAATTACCCGTGACAGTGTGGCGAGGTGAAGTTCAAGGAATCGAACGAGAGGAAATCCAGCATGATTCATCAACAGGGGTTTCGCTTAATTTGAGGGAGGTGAGGGCCTCGCTTGGTGATGTAGTCAATGCGCTCACATTTGGTGCATATGGGGCAATACTAAACGTATACCTGCCGACCAGTGATTCGCCAATTGGTGAGACTCACCTAACTCGAGGTTTCGGGATGTTCCCAGCAGATTTATCGACGCGCCGGTTTTTCGAGTATCTGGAAATATTCGGTCATTCGGATTCATGCGCATGGGACTTGCGAATTGTAGACCTGCGGGTGCAGCGGGATCTGAGAAGAGATCTCGCGCAGGCGATGAGTAATCCCGATGGTAATAGCGGAATTATATCGTTCGGAGACATCCCACCTTGGATTGAGTCTTACGGAAGTAGGCTTGAGCTTCTCAAGTCTGCAATAGACGATCTTAAGTCGGCTCTACAGCAACGAGATGAAGATGTTGAGGCAGTCTTTCATACCTTGCTTGAGCGGCATCCACTGCTTCTCGACGTGTATGGGACTGTCGAAAGTAAGCCGGGGTTCAACTATCCCGATGGGGTTACATCACCGATTGGGAAAACAAAACTGCAGCCCGATTTTATCGTCCGCTACCCGGATCAATCGTATAAGCTTGTCGAGATCGAAAGGCCAGCGAAAGCTATTGCAACATCACAGGGACAGCCGCGTGCGGAAGTCTCCCAAGCCGTCTTTCAGACGGCTGAGTGGAAGCACTTCATTAAGACTCACTATCAAATCATTGCGGAGCGCTATCCAGGCATTCAAGCTAAGTGTAAGACGGCAGTTGTTATGAGTCGATCACGGCAAGAAAATTTCAAAAATATTGGGGATATGCGAGCATATATGGGCCTGATGATGGAGCAATTTAATATTGATGAGTTTTTGACCTTCGATGATCTACTCGATCGGGCATCGACTGCATTCGTACAGCTATCAGGCCTCGGCGGATCAATCAGCTGA